CCCAAATCCAGGTTGCACTTTGAGAAAAAAACCCAGAACTCCTTGCCCAGATATGTAGAGCTCATTTATAATTGAGGTTTTTGAGTGGCCAGCCCTCCATTTAGAAAATATTTGTAATTTCTTAATTCTTTGAGGAACTTGTGGTTTATCCGCTAGTTTGTGTTTGAGCAGGAGATGATCTATTTGATCTTTTTTCCATTGTGAAGAACCCCAAAATGATAAAACACAGAAAACATCAGATCGTAGAGCAAAGCTATCAGTCTCCATTTCCTGATGAGGAATTTCTATTTTAGTATCCGGCCAGAAGGTTCTACTAATAGCTGACTTAATGTTTGAGCTCTTAGCTGCAGAATCCATTAATACTATTTGTCTAGATTTTATTGTATAAGACTCTAGATAGGACTTCAATTCTACTATGTTCATGTCCACAGCTTCACAGGTCCCTCTTAAAGAATCTCTTATGAATGAATATTTGGCTTTGAGCTCTCGCCATGACTCTTGGAACTGTCTAGATGAAAGCGGAACATGGTGAGTAAAATTCCATTGTTTCCTGCACATTTCAATAAGAGGGATGTCATCCACTCTTTTTTCAAAGACCAGTAGGACTTGCTTACTAGTCATTCTGAGTGGAATTTTTCTTAAGGTGTGGGAGTTCTCTAGGTGTTCTATGTACTCTAGCATTTCTTGATATTCTACCGAGTAAGGGAAGGTTTTTAATAAAGATCTAGTATCAATAGTTCTCTCCTTCATCTGCTGTTCTTCTATTTCTAGCAGGTGATATAGACTTTTTTTAACAGTTTGCTGAGTTTCCCTAACAAATTTTGAAAAACACTGCTTAGAGATCAAGTAGCTGGTTGCTGACATCATTCTAATTGTTGGGGAATAGCCACTGAGAGATTCTTTGACACCAGGTTGAAATACCTTGAGGAAGATCTGATACTGACTGAGATCCCAAGTTGATGAGTTTTCAAATACTATCAATGGATTGCTCTCCACTGCTTGGATTATGTTTTGTAACTCAGGCACTTTCATCCTTCTCAGTAAGGAGTGCCAGAATTTGAGAGATCCAAATGCAAGTCTAGTTGATCTTAAATCATCCGGTATAGTGGAGTCTTTTACTTCATCATCAGTCAACAATTCAGGGTCTGCGACCCTGTATCCAACTTTAGAGAAGCCTGTTCTAACAACTATAAGATATAGTTGAAAATCTACTCCTACGATACCACAACCAAAATCTGAATCCAAGGGGAAATACCCTAAGCTAGGATCTTTTGTATTCCAGATTTTGATAGCCACTTGATCGGCCAGCTGATTGTTGTGCAACCCTAACATCATATAATGCAGCCAGGCTTGACACAACTGGATTATGGAGCACTCTAGAGTTTTCCCTCCCCCCTCAAGCACTTGGGATAGAGTGTTATACATAGTTCTAATCCTATCTATGAATCTTTCCACAACTGTGGTTTCAAAGCAAGCAGATACCCATCTAAAGGTAGGTTTTATGCTATGTTCCCTTATATTCCACTCTGAATTATACTCTACTAAATCCAGGGTTCCTATGCTTGATTTTGCTCTATTTGCATATATGGAGGCATACTTAGCCATGTTTTCTTTCCAATGCAGCATGGTTGTCAGTAACTGTAGATTTTTAACTGTAGCTTTCCCGCCTATGGAAATTAGCTGTGCTGAATCATCACTCCCAGAAATCACTGAAATGCTACATTCTATCTGCTTATTCTTAAGATACGAGACCACAATCTTTGTCATCACAATCATTATTATAACATGGGTGAGGGTGCTAGTGAAGTGCAGTATTCCTTGCATCATGCCGAATTTGATGTGCATTTTGTTGTTCTTTGGTTCTGTAAATAACCCTGTGCCTCCTATAAATTCATTTCTGAACTTAACATATAATGGATCAGAGTCCAGATGCTCATTGGCCATCATGTTGGAGGCAAATTGTAGGGGAAAGGACATTCTCTTATAAAGCCACAGCCACAGCATGGACAAAACAAAGTTCCAAAACAGCTTATCAAGGAGGGGCATCATGAAACATGCAAATTTGGATGTGTGATTTCTTTGACACCATTTGGTGGCATCTGCTGATTTGCCTAGTGTGAAATATTGAGGACCCAGCTTCTCCTCTGCTTTGCGATGATGTTGTGATACAAAATGATCTTTTGATTTCGGATGAGTTAGACTATCTTCTGGTATTTGTCTAGATATCGCTCTGGAGATTCCCTCTAGATGGTATTGGCAAATTCTAGCTGCAATCTCTAGAACATGTATC